GGCTTTCGTAACGCTTTCAACCGTGTCCAATGCGTAGTCCGCAGCAACGTCAAGTGCTTCACCAACAAACGATCCAATCACTGCACCGGCCCGATTGAAGACCGTACCGTCTTCGATATAGGCGTCCATGAGTGTTCCTTCAGAATCGTAGACTTCACCAGATGTACTGATGGTGACCTCAAAGTCTTCTTCAGCGGTGTCGGTGATAGTGCCAAATGTGTAGTTCGATTTGTCTAGAACTTGACGGTTACGCTCAAGGACCGATTGTACCGTCGATATACGATCCTCTGTGTCTGCTTGTGTTGCCGCTGCGCGTGACGCTCTTTCAGCTTTCTTAAATGCACTAACGGTAGTCATGTTGGTATCGTCCAAGAATGCTTCTTCACTAACCGGCTCCATCGTTGGCACGGCGTTCTTTGGATCGTCGCGACCTTCAGTGTACAGGAAGGTCGATAGATTACCGTCTGTACCAATCACGATCTCATCGCCCTCGACCAGTTCACCGGAGTCTCTCGCAGCGATGTAATCACGGGTGTTGTCGAAGAACATCGCGCTGTCCATATCGACGTCAAGTTCTGCCAGCTTGTCATTCATTGATCCGCTGATCTGCTTGAGAGCGTCGTTCATCTCGCTAGACATCCCAGCGTTCTCAATCGCCGCTCCGAGTTCTTCTGCAAGTGAAGTAACTTCGGGTCCAACAGGTGGTGGTCCAAGTCGTGATACAGTAATTTCACCGTCTTGGTCAGGCACGACAACAGGCACAATGTTGTTGTCTATTGCAGTGTCCACCGGTGCTGGCTTTTCGACGCCCAGCGCGATCTCCAGTTCCGACACTAGTGCTTCCGTTCCGACACTGTCGGGCCTCAGTCGTGGTAGTAACGATCTGGCGACACCACCAGCCGACGCCGGTACGGGCATATCGTCAGGTCTCAAACGTGGACGTAACGAACTCTGCAAGCCATTGTCTGGTTTTGTCGTTGGTCTCAGTCGTGGGCGTAATGATCGCTTGACGCCACCACCTTGGACCTTTGCGCCCTGATTGGGTCTCAATTGTGGTTTCAACGAGGTCTCTGGAGCAGTGACTTTACGTGGCTTGGGCATTCCAAACATCGCGGCGTAACCGCTTTCAGACGCTTCTCTGATCACATAGTCTGGTCTATAATTCGCAAAATGCATCGCTTCCTGTTTCCGACGCAACGCCAACGATTTGTTTTTCGTTCCGTTAGACTTGTCGCGTATCTCAGTGATTGCCTTTTTGACGTCGCCGTTTTTAATGTGTTTCACTAAGTTCGGACCGAGTAACGCAGGGTTGTGCATCACCAGTGACGTTAAGGTCATACGCTGTGGTCCACGCAATGGTGCACCATCCGTCAACTCAGAAATCAGCTTGTCCGCTTGGGCGACTTGGGCCTCGTACAGCGCACGGCTGTCACGGCTGCTAATCCCTTCAGTTCCATTCATCAACGCTTGCATCTGCTTGGGGGTCTTTCCGAGTACACCCGCCGCAAGCGCAAAGTTCTCAGCGTTGTCCAGATTGAATTCGTAGCCAATGACATTACGACCAATCGCGTCTTTTTGTACGTTCTGACTGAAGATGCGGTGGCTTGTAATGAAATCAAAACGATCACGATTGTAGTCACTAGCTACAGTGTCGAATGCTGATGGTCCAATCTTTGAGTACACCTCGTTCTCCAGCATCTCAACGTATTCGCCGTGTGGTAGGTCCAGCATCGTGTCCTCAACCGTGACACCAATAGTTGGGCTGACGAACCCCCCGTCGCGATACGCACCACGATACATTTCGTTTAGCAGACTGTTGTATTTAGTAGGGTCTCCGACGTCGTTAAGTGTGGTGATGTCGATAGGATTTTCAGTGAAATAGTTGAGCATGGTGTCCATTTGAATTTCCTATTTAACTAAGTAGAACGGCTTGGGGCCACCACTGCCATAGCGGGTGGGTTGATACTCACGCGGCGTAAGAGCGAGACGCTCAATGTCTGCCTGAGTCAATTTAGGTGTTCCAATAAATCTCGGCATGACAATCAATTCGTACTCACCAATCGCCACATCTTCACCGTATCCAGTATAGATCGGCTCTAAACGAATTCCTGGTCCAAAGATTGCCACGGCGGCTGCACGATCTAGTGCAAGATCACCTGTGAAAGTCTGGCTGTATTCCCAATTCGCTGAGTTAGACAAAAAGCCACGCTCTTTACCGGACGGGTGATACCGGCTGTCTACTTGTATCGCTTGACCGACTTGAAGTGATACGGGCATTCCGTTTTCGTTAACAACGATCTGTGAGTTATCTCCGAGTCGAGGTATAGGTTTCGCTGTAAGTGTACCTTCAGTGAAGATCGAAAACGCACCATTTTCAATGTTCGATATGTCATTCTCCAAGGTCGCAACGGTGTCTTCGACTTCTCCGGTAGCCGTGTTGAGAACCTCTTTGCCCAGCACGATACCACCAGCCGTGTTGGTCGCTTGCCGTCCAGACTTCACGATGCCATTTTGAACCCACATTTGATTTGACACAGCGTTGAATGCCGCTTGTTGGACATCCTCAGTGCTGTAGTCACGATCTTGCGACATCTGATAGGCCACGTACACTTTACCAGCCGCCCTCAGTTTACGTTGAGTCTCAATGTCAATCCCACTGATTGATGACCATAAACCTGTAAATCGCCACTCATTTAAAAGCTGACGCTGTATCATCGCGCCCATTGCGTCTTCGTTAAACAGTTCAGTGACAGTTTGCTCACGTTCACGTTCATTAGCGGCATCAGGTACTAGGATTTCACCCATGCCTTTGCCGTCTAGTTGCTGCATTGCTTCAATAAAACCTGGATTAAAAGTCTTGGCGGCGGCAGCTTGTGGGGATGCACCGTTCCGCATTTCGATAAACGCCGCCTCTGCACCGAGTTTTGCAGCAAAGTCGTTCTTTGGTAGCAATGAGGCTAGACTTGCGCCGGTCGGATCGGCAATCATCAAGGCTTCCAATGCGTATGATTGCTGTGCTGGATCGCCCGACGTCAGGTGTGACGCAAACTTCTGTTGTACATTCTTAGGGAAATTACCCGCACCGAAAGTCTGAACGTGATTTTTCAAGAACGCCCCAGCTTTTACTGACGCGCCATCGACACCCATTGGTGCATTCCGATTAAGCCAATCTAGGGATGCGGTTTTGTTTTCGGATGGATCATAGGATGGTGCGGGGGGCAATCCATTAGCCACGCTGTTCATTGCGACCTGATTAAAATGGTACTCAGCAAGCTTTGAGCGTTCTGTGTTCAAGTCTTTTTTGAACGCAGCGATCTGCGTCATGGAAATCCCTGGAGTATTCTGCATCTTTGCGACTACGGCAGACCCTCTGTTTCCAATCAGGGCTAGCTTTGCGTATTCGTCCTGCGTGTTTGTCAACGTGGTGTTAAAGTCAGAAGACATCTGAGAGAACGCCTGTTGTCCTGCCATCGTCGTATTGCGCTGAACAGCGTCCATCAACGAGGTCTCTGCTTTCGCGGACATGATGGGGAACTTCTGTGCGATTGATGGCATCTGAGGTGCGCTTGGGTCCATTGGGTCTTGCGCTTGGTAGTTCATATGAGCAATGAATTTAGCGATCCCGTTCTGGCTCATACGTCCGGTCATCGCAGCGTTCACCATGATCCCCAAGTTTCTTGCTTGAAGTTGACCGGTCGTTTCACCAGCCCGTGATGTACCGCCTTGGAGGATCGAATTGAACGTCGCTGCCGTGATCTCAGGCTGTGCCATCTTGTTGTAGATCGACCGGCGATACTCTAGATCAGACGCTGCCTTTTGACGTCTAACAGTTTCTTGCGCGGCGGTGACTCGTTGCGTCTCATAATTGGAAGCCCAAGCGGTCTGGATAGCCATATTAACTGTTGGGTCATCCGTCCCGTCTTGGTAATTGTCTCGCCAGTAAGCTGACGCATTCGCTTCGAAAGTCGAGGGTGCACGTTGCGCTTGCGCGAGGGCAAAGTCGCTATACATCCGTGACCCAATGTTGGAACCAAGGCTAGACTTAAAGGTGTCAACGAAATGCTTATTGCCTTGCTGTTCGACACTTGTTGTTTTCAACGCTTCGCCTACGTCGCGAGACTTTGGGTTCTCCATGTAGTAGTCAGTCGCGGAGACAGTCGCTTGTTTCTTCATGTCCACCGCGTATTCTTGCGCTTCGATCTTTTGGTTCTGAAAGTGAGCGTCTTGGAAAGTAGCAATTGTGT